TACAGTAGAGATTGAAGCGCCACAGGCCTCTCAATCAACTGCATTGGCTACAGGAACTATTGTTAATGGCGCATTAAGTTCTATTGAAGTGACATATGGCGGAGTAGAATATACATCTACACCAACCGTAACAATTAGTAATCCAGATATAGGATCAGATGTAGCAACAGCAACAGCTTCAATATCTAATAATAAAGTTACAAGTATATCAATTGTAAACCCTGGTTCTGGATATGCTTCAGCTCCAACAATTACAATTGATCCACCTCCATTATATACAACTGCTGCAGCAACTGCAATACTTGGAGATCAAGTTGGTGTTAATGACACTGAAGTTGTAAGAATACAATTAGATAATCCTGGATCTGGATATACATCGCCGCCCACTGTAACAATTACAGGTGTTGGAACTGGAGCAACTGCAGTAGCTTATATTGAGAATCTAGATAAACAAGATTCTTTTGGTGACAATAATAAATTTAAAGAAGAAGCTGCTGATATCTTATTTTCAGAAGATAACCCATTTGGAGAAGTTAACTAATGTTAAACGATCAAGTCTATTATCATGGAGCAATAAGAAAAAGTATTGTTGCTTTTGGTCGTCTATTCTCTGATATTAGAATTCAAAGAGCAAATAATGATGGTCAAGTAGAACAAACAATACAAGTGCCATTAGCGTATGCTCCAAAAGAAAAATGGTTAGTAAGAGTAGATGGAGACCCATCTTTAAATAACTATACATATGTTTCACTACCAAGAATGAGTTTTGAAATTGTAAGTTATGCTTATGACCCAACAAGAAAAACAAATAAACTAAATCGTATTACATGCGAGAATTTGAATGGTACTAATAAGAAATCTACATTTAGTCCTGCCCCATATAATATAGATATTAGTTTATACATTATTACAAAAACACAAGAAGATGGTATGCAAATCTTAGAACAGATCTTGCCAATATTCACACCTGAATATACATTGGCAGTTAATGCATTACCAGCTTTAGATGTAGTACAAGATGTTCCTGTGATTTTACAATCAGTACAGGTTAACGATGAATATGATGGTGATTTTCAGACAAGACGATTTGTAACTCATACACTGAACTTTCAGTTGAAGACAAACGTTTATGGTTATGTTAGTGAACAAGGTGTTATTACAACAGTCAATACTAATCTTTCAGAACCTATAAACACAAAATATACAGCAACCTCGCCTTCTCCTGATGATCCTGTCACAGAGAACTGGGAAGCTCAATTTTAATGGCACAAGTTTATTTAGGTAATCCTAATTTAAAAGCAGCAGGAGTTACGGTACCATTTACAGAAGATGATGTTATAGAACTTCGTAAATGTCGTAAAGATCCTATCTATTTTATTGAGAACTATTGTAAGATTATTACACTAGATCATGGTCTACAACCGTTTAAATTATATGAGTGTCAACGTGAAAAGGTTAAAATAATACATGAAAATCGTAAAGTCATTCTTATGGAAGGTCGGCAGCAAGGTAAAACTACCACGAGTGCTGCGTACATTCTATGGTATACTATATTTCAAGATTCGAAAACGGTCGCCATATTGGCAAACAAAGCAACCGCCGCGAGGGAAGTACTTAACAGATACCAATTAATGTATGAACATTTGCCGAAATGGATGCAACAAGGTGTCATTACATGGAATAAAGGTGATATTGAATTAGAAAATAATGGAGTTGTCTTTACTGCAGCAACATCAAGTTCAGGTATTCGAGGTAAATCTGTTAACATGTTATATGTTGATGAGACCGCAATTATACCTAATAATGTAGCAGAAGACTTCTTTACTTCAGTTTATCCTACAATTTCTGCTGGTACAACATCTAAGATCTTATTATCTTCTACACCATTAGGTTATAATCATTTTTGGAGATTCTGGAATGATGCAGAACAGGGTAATAATGACTTTGTACCATTGTTTATACCATATTGGAAGATTCCCGGTAGAGATGAAAAATGGGCAGAAGAACAAAAAAGACAGCTCGGTGAGTTAAAATTTAACCAAGAAGTACTATGTACATTCCTAGGATCAAGCTTAACACTAATACGAGCAGATGTTCTGGCCAAGCTAAATCCTACAAATAATAAATATAGTAAAGATGGTTTAGATGTATTTAATAAACCGGAAAAAGATCATACATACGTTATTGTTGCAGATACAGCAAAGGGCGTTGGTGCTGATTATTCTGCATTTAATATAATAGATATTACAGAAGTGCCATATAAGCAGGTAGCAAAATATAGGGATAATAAGATAAGCCCATTACTCTACCCAAATGTAATACATAAAATGGCCGTAGATTATAATAATGCATACGTGTTAATAGAAGTAAATTCAAGCGAACAAGTAGCAGCAATACTCTACTCTGAACTTGAATACGAGAATATCCTTTTTGTCAATAGAGGCTCTAATGGACAAGTTGTTTCCGGTGGTTTTGGCGGTGGACAAACCCAATTAGGGGTTATTACTGATAAAAAGGTTAAAAGAATTGGTTGTACCAATTTGAAATCAATGGTTGAAGAGAATAAGTTAATTATACAAGATGTAGATACCATTGCAGAGTTATCAACTTTCATTGAAAAGAGGGGTTCCTTTTGTGCAGATGAAGGTTATCATGATGATTTAGTTATGACTTTGGTATTATTTAGTTGGTTGACTTCCAACCCATACTTTAAAGACTTAAATGATGTTAATATGAGACAAGCAATGTATGAATCTCATATACAACATATCGAGGACGAATTAACTCCATTTGGTTTTTATAATGATGGACAGGAAGAAGAATCTGATAAAGTGCTAGCGAATTTTTGAATATTATAATAATATAAATAACATTATAGAGGAAACTCTAAACTTACTTAATTAAGGAGAAACATAATGGCGTTTCAATTATCTCCAGGAGTAGTGGTAACAGAACAGGACTTAACTAATATTGTTCCTGCCGTTTCTACATCTACTGGTGCTTTTGCTGGTACATTTGTTTGGGGACCAGTTGAAGAACCAGTTACAGTTACATCTGAGAATGTTCTTGTAGAAAGATTTGGTAGACCTACAACAGGTAACAGTCAGTCGTTCTTTACAGCCGCAAACTTCCTATCATACACAAACAATTTATTGGTATCACGAGTAGATTCTACATCAGTAAATGCTGTGGCTGAACAAACAGGCCGAATAGCTTCTATTACAATTACTGAAGCTGGTGATTCATATACTACTGCTCCTGCAGTAACTATTTCTGCACCAGATATTAGTGGTGGTACACAAGCTACTGCTGTAGCAGAAATTGATGAACAAACTGGTGCTGTAACATCTATTACTATTACTAATCCAGGTAGTGGTTATCTATTAGACCCTGATACAGGCGTTGCTGATAATGCACTTATTACAATTGAGGCTTCTTCAGGTACATCTGCAACAGCTACAATGACTTTAGAATTTACTGGGTTTAAAATTAAAAATACTGATGACTACATTAACTACTATGTAAATGGTGGTGGTATTATTGGTCCATGGGCAGCTAAATATCCAGGAACACTAGGTAACTCACTTAAAGTTTCTATGGCTGACTATACAACATATAGTACATGGGTGTATAAAGATGAATTTGATACACAACCAGGTACTTCAGAATATGTAGCAGGTAAAGGTTCACAAGGCGACGAAATGCATATTGTTGTTGTTGACGAAGACGGCGATATTACTGGTACTCCAGGCGTTGTTATAGAAAAATTTGCTTTTGTTTCTAAAGCTGCTGATGCTAAAAAGACAGATGGATCTAATAATTACTATAAAACAGTAATTAATGCTCAATCACGTTATATTTGGTGGATGGATCATACTACACAGGTTGCAGCAACAAGTACGACAAACGCATCAACAATTACAGATACAGCAGCATTACTTGATATTGGTGCTGAAACAGAGCCAAATAAAGGCTTTAAAGACTTATCTGATGCACAAACAATATCATTAACTGGTGGTACATTAGATATTAATCCTACACAAGGTAATATTCAAACAGCTTTTGCTGCATTTGCAAATGCTGATTTATATGATATTTCATTAGTCTTAGGTGGTAGAACACCACATGAAACTGCAGACTTCATTATTAGTAATGTTGCTGAAGTAAGAAAAGACTGTGTAGCTTTCATATCACCAATCAATGCAACATCTGAAGATATTATTGTTGGTAGTGGTTCTGATGCAGCTAATGCATTAGTAGCATTTAGAAATGAATTACCATCTTCTTCATATGCTGTTCTTGATTCTGGATATAAATATCAGTATGACAGATACAATGATACATATCGTTGGGTTCCACTTAACGGTGATATCGCTGGTCTTGCTGCTAGAACAGATTATACAAACGATGCATGGTGGTCACCAGCTGGTTTAAATCGCGGTCAAATTAAGAACGTTGTTAAACTTGCTGTTAACCCTGGTAAAGTTGAAAGAGATACACTTTATAAAGCAGGTATCAACCCAGTTGTAACATTCCCTGGTGAAGGTACAGTTCTATTTGGTGATAAAACTCTTCTTGCTAAACCAAGTGCATTTGATAGAATTAACGTTCGTAGATTGTTCATTGTTCTTGAAAAAGCTATTGCAATTGCTGCTCGTTATCAGTTATTTGAATTTAACGATTCATTTACAAGAGCACAATTTAAGAACTTAGTTGAACCATTCTTACGAGATGTACAAGGTCGAAGAGGTATTGTTGACTTCAGAGTTAAATGTGATGATACAAACAATACTGGTGAAGTTATCGATCGTAACGAGTTTGTTGCCGATATCTTTATTAAACCTAATCGCTCAATCAACTTCATCTCACTCAACTTCATTGCTGCACGAAGTGAAGTAAGTTTTGAAGAAATTGGTGCGTAACATATAAATAATAAAGAATAATAAAGGAAATCAAAAATGGCAAATTTAAGTGATTTTAAAGCTCAGATGATTGGTGGAGGCGCTCGCGCCAACCAGTTCCGAGTGGATCTGTCCTTTCCTAACTTTGTTACTGCCGGCACTTTGGTTGGAATTAATGCGCAGTTCATGTGTAAAGCTGCGCAATTACCACAATCAACTATAGATAACACACCTGTTTTCTATAGAGGCCGTCAAGTTAACTTTGCAGGCGAAAGAACATTTGCACCATGGACGGTATCTGTGTATAATGATACCACATTCGCTGTACGTAATGCTCTAGAGCGTTGGTCAGACGGTATTATGAACCACACAGCAACAAACGGTAGAACAAACCCAGGCGATTATCAAGTTGACTTATTA